TCGCCATATGACGCTGGTCTCTTCTACTGCCCATACGTTCCTCTCCAAATGGTCCGTGCAGTAGATCCAAATACTTTCCAACCACGCATTGCCTTCAAGACCCGTTACGGTGTAGTTGCTAACCCATTCGTTCTCAACTCTACCACCGGCCAACCAGACGGCGAAACTCTCAGCGCTGGCTTGAACCAATACTACCGTCTAACTAGTATCATACACCTTCACGGTAACACAATCTGATTAAGTTAGAAGAAAGTAAGTAACAAATGAAAACCTCCCCAGAAATGGGGAGGTTTTTCTTTTTGGATAAATATTACTATGAGCTGCACTACAAATTTAAATCCTCTGTATAACAGTTATTTTACTTTGGTGTTTGGTAGGGGGACTGATCAATTTGAATTAACTTGCCAAAAAGTAAATCTTCCTGGCTGCACGGTTCCGGATTCTGCCCAACCAACTATTTTTGGTACAACAATACCGGTTCCCACAATGCAGTTTAACTATGAAACATTGAATACAGAATTTATTGTAGATTCACAATTGGAAAATTGGAAAAGTTTATATTCTTGGATGAGAAATGTCGCAAATATTGATACAGACTCACAACACAATTTAAATTATCAAGATTGGCACCATGAAGCAACTTTGACAATTTTTGATCCAGCAACAAAATGCTCCAGTTTAGTTGTGACTTTTAGGTATATTGTTCCTATAAATTTAAGTGGATTAATTTTTCAATCCGATAGTGCTGATGCAATTTTACAAAAAGCAACTTGCAGATTTAAATTTTCTTATTATACCCTCTCACCAGACGCACCATCAAATTTAAAAAATATTAGTTAAATATAGTCTTCAGGATTATCTGACCATCCTTCGGCGGAATTGGGGTTCGCCTCTGGATTAAAAGGTAGTTCTGTAGTTGTAGGTTTGATTCTGCTGCGTTTCTTCTTCTTGGGTGGGGTCTTGGGCTGTTCGGAAGAAGGATCGTTTATAGAGGATTCTGGCAAAAGAGGTGCTGAATCTTCTAAAATTTGTTCTTCCTCATCTTCCCCCAATATTTCTTCAAATATTCCCTCTTCTTCAAAATTTTCAACAAGATCATTTACAAAATTTACAAAATCCTCATTATTGAATAATTCATTTAATAGCTTAAGTCCCTCTTGGGGATCACTAAAAACTTCACCTTCTGAGTTTGTTATAATCGATGAAGGATCGGTTTTCATTGTAGTAAAAAATACATCATACATTTTATTTAATTCTGGAACCGGAGAAGCAATGTACATTACCGAATTTCTGTTGATGTTTATTTCAAAGTTATAAACATTTATTGCATAATTTGTTAGTTTAACTAATTCTAACATATTGCCTTCTTCATCTCTCGTATAAGAGTTTTCTATTTTTGCTGGTAAGGTTAAAACTATTTTATCAACAGTTGCATCACGAACTATTCCAATTAGTTCGTCTCCATTGGTAAGCTTTACTACTCTTACGATCCCATCGAAATGGGGTGTGGGTACTAAGTCAGACATAGCAGCCCTCCTAATTTATTTATCTTCGGAGGTATCTGTAAAAGGCATCGACAATATTTTATGATCAAACTTTTCTCTTTTGTATATCTTCACTCGTTCTTCAAAATGTTTTAGTACGTGATTTTTATGTTTTAAGTGAGAAAGGTCGTCAACAACATCATATACCTTGAGTGCTTTTTTTCTTTCAGACACTCTCAGGCCACGTCCAATGCTTTGAAGAAGTCTTATTACAGATTTAGTAGGAGACGCAAGGATGATATTGTCAAGGTTAACAATATTGATACCAGCACTAGTAGTACCATAGCTCGCCACAAGGATGGCATCTTTTTCACGGTCGATGACTTTGCGTATGTATTCTCTGGCTTCTGCTTCTGTTTTTCCAGAGATGAAATATACTTTTCTATCGCCTGCCGCTGCTTCAATGAGAGCCGTGAGGGGTCTTCCATGGATCTCAACATAGTTGAAGAGTATGAGGGTGTTTCCTTTTGTTCTGAGGGCAAGTTCTTTGATGAATTCGTTTCTTTTTTCATGGGTTACAATCCATTTGATTTCATCAGCATAACGTTGTTTTTTCAGTAATTGTTTCTCTTCCTCTGTATATTTAAGGATTATACAGTCTATATCAAGCTTTGCCAGCAATCCCTTATTCATTAAGTTCTTTGTGTGAATAAATTGAACTGCTGGGCCTAGAATACCTTCTATGCTCAATCTGTGTGCCTGTGTTTGTTGGAGTGTACCTGTAGTACCTATTCTAAACCATGCTTTAGAAAGCTTTTGTCCAATAAAGTTAATTGATTCTGCCTTGGCCTGGTGACACTCATCAAAGAATATTGCATCAAATTGATCAAACCAAACTTTTGGAAGTTTGTATATTGATTGCCAAGTTGAAATTACTATTTGTTTATTTGTTTCTTTTTCTTGTCCTGCAGAGATTTTGTGTATGTATTTTTTGCAAGACCAAGACTTATCTTGAGAAGAATAATCAAAAAAATCGGCCTCCATCTGATTGACGAGGCCAACGGTCGGTACTAGAATCAATATTTTCCGGTCGGTATTTAAAACCTTTTGCAGATATCGAACCAAGACGTATATAATAAGACTTTTTCCTGAGCCGGTCGGTGATATGATAACCGAACGATGATTGTTCAATGCATGCAAGGTAGCCTGTTTCTGGTGGGAGTGCATTTCCACTGGTTTCTTGCGAACGGAAACCTTCAATGATTCGTAAAAATGCGCAAGTTGTTCCTCGGTAGCACATAGAGGATTTTTGCTCTCTTTTATATTTAGTGAGTAACCACGATCTGTACAAAACTTTTCTAGGTATGTTTTTAGACCACGTGGAAGAGTGGAAGATAAAATATCATACAGTCTAATTTTGCCATCCCATAACCTACGTTTAAACATAGGCATATATTGTGCCCCTGGCACCATGAACGAGAAATAATCTCTCAGTTCTTGTTTGAGTCCTTTTTCTGTTTTTACATAATAACGGACTTCATCAATAGATTCAACATCAATATCCACATAATATTTAGACTATGCCGTTCATCATTTTTTGCCAGTCTATGGCGGACTTGATTGTAAAATTTCTATTGTTCAAAGCCTTCAAAAACTCTTCAACCATTTTTACTTTTACTTCTTGTACAGCAATTTTTGATTTAAGTTTGATGAGATTTTCATCGCCCTCAAGAAACTTTTCGACATCTGTTTTCAAAATATCAAGATCAAATGGTTCTTCTTTCCAAGACTCCAATTCTTCTTGAGAGGCTTTACCTGTATAAATCTTCCATTTACGCAATCTTTGAATGGCATATTCATTCTGATATTTTGTCAGAAGTAATTTAAAATCAGAAAGGAGATTTAGATACTTTCCATGTATCTGTGGAATTTTAATGGCCTCACTACCTAGTTCTGTAGAGTCTACTTGAGAGTCTTTTGTTATATGATTCTTTAGTTCTTCAAGATCCATTTGGCTAATGTACTTTGGGTTCTCAAAAAGTCAACTAAATATCTTGACAAGAGAATAATTAAAAGTATATTGATTGTGAGGTTATATGATTATAGATCTTCGTGAAATTCCTGTGGTATGGATTAATTTGGATTCGGCAACCAAAAATGCCGAATTGATGCAGGAACGTTTTAATAAATTTGGATTTAAAAATACACACAGAAAATCCGGTTTAATTATTCCTCCACCACCAAATACACATATTTCTATTGCACATTTTCTTGGTTGTGGTATGTCTCATATTGAAATTTTAGAAAATAAAGAATATACTACACCACTTCTTGTTTTAGAAGATGATATTGAATTTATTGATAATTTTAATCCAGTCATAGAAATTCCAGATGACTCTGATGGGGTATATTTGGGAATTTCTCACGGTAATCTTTATTACAGAACAAATCAAAAAAATGAAAATTATTTGAGAATAGGTGGTATTCTTGCGGCTCATGCTATACTGTATATCACACCACAATATAGAGAAGCGATGTCCCAAATAGGAAGACATTGTTTGATGACTTTGAACCAGCCGTGGGATCTTGGAACTGCGGATATACAGGACCGCTTTAAAGTTTATACTCCAAATAATCCACTGATCTATCAATCAAATGATAGAGAAAGTGCAAACAAATGGCAAAATCTTACAGATAAACCATTACAAAATAGAAATTCGGTATTTGGATGATAACTTTTAATATGCTTGGTAGTTATGGTAGAATGGGAAATCAAATGTTTCAATATTCTACTCTTTATTCAATTGCAAAGACTGCTGGTTATGAATTCGGTGTATCCTTTAGACGTACATCAGAAAACCCATATCAAAATTTTTATTTACCTGAATGTTTTGATAATTTGTCTGCAAAAGATAGTTCACATGTTATAAACATACACAGAGCACAGGAAAGAGATTTTTCTTATAATGCTGGTATATTCGGCATTCCCGACAATACTGATATATTTGGTTATTTTCAATCTGAAAAATATTTTAAAGACTATCGTAATAATATTTTAAAAGAATTTGAATTTAAACCATCTATAAAAGAAAAAGCAGAAACATTAAGAGCCATCACAAAAGAACCAGTAATATCATTGCACCTAAGATTAGGTGATTATCTTAATTTAGTAGGAAAACACCCAGTGTGTAGTATTGAATATTACAAAAATGCATTAAAGCATTTACCAAATGATATGTTGATTGTTGCGTTTAGTGATGATATTGTCATGGCAAAACAAATATTTAATTCTCTTGGAAGAAAATATTTTACTCCAGAAACAAATAATCAATATGTTGACATGTGTTTAATGACACTTTGTGATTATCATGTAATTGCAAACAGTAGTTTTAGTTGGTGGGGTGCATGGCTTTCAAATACAAAAAAGGTTATAGCCCCAGCAGAATGGTTTGGTGATTCGGCTGAAATGCCAAAAAATTGGTCTGATATTTATTGTGAAGGGTGGGTTATAGTATGAATACTTTAAACATTTTTACAAATGCATTTAATTCTCATTCTTGTTTAAATAGTCCACCAAAACTTTTTAACTGGATTTTTAATTCATATCCAGAAAATGAAAAGCCAGTTGTTTATTTTGATGATGCAATTTTTAAACACATTAATGATGGATATAGTGGACCAAAATATGGGTGGCTCGGTGAATCATCAGAAATAATATCCCCACTTATAATGGGGGTAACTTCAAATAAAGAAGTTTTAAAACTAAAATATAAAAAAATATTTACAAATGACAGAAGAATAATTGATATAGATCCTAATTTTTTTCAGTATAATCCACCAGCATCAAATATGCCTTGGATAAAAGAACCAAAAATATATGAAAAAAATAAACTATGTTCTTATATTACTAGTTTTAAACAATTTACTTCCGGTCATATTAAAAGAATGGAATTGTTTGAAAAATTAAAAAATAATCCAGATTTTAAAGATCATATTTTTGGAAGAGATTATAAATTTATTCCAGACAAATTGGATGGATTAAAAGATTATATGTTTTCTATTGTAATAGAGAATAGTGTTTATCCAAAATATTACACCGAAAAAATTACAGATTGTTTTGCAACAGGTACTGTACCTATATATTACGGAGACACATCAATAGGTGAAGATTTTGATTTAAACGGTATTATTTTTATAGAGGATTTAGAGTCTCTTGATTTATTGAATTCGGATCTATATTATTCTTTAATACCAGCGATTCAAAATAATTTTGATCGTGTTTCTAAATTAAAAACAGCAGATGATTGCATTTTTGATAATATTATGAAAGAAAATTATTAATGTTAAATTTACAAAATATTGAATTATATTGTATAGACGGAGATTTTACAAAAAAAGATATTTTTACTAAAATAATATCATATATTAACAAAACATTTAATTTTAAACAGATTAAATATTTTAGTCCAGAAAATCCAAACATAGATAATACAAATTTTATAAAAATTAATAAAATTAATTCTTCTGAAGATTATAGTGAATTTATTATTGCAGATTTAGCACAGTATCTTGAATCTGATTTTATTTTAACAGCTCATTCTGATGGGTTTCCAATAAATCCGCATATGTGGACTGACGAATATTTAAATTATGATTTTATAGGAGCCCCTTGGCCATGGAAAATTGGAAACGATGAATTGAATATGGGAAAATCTTTTAATGGTGGATTTTCTTTAAGATCTTCAAAATTTGTAAAATTACAAACTAGAATTCCTAAAATACATCAAAGATGGCATGAAGATGCT